TATCCGCGATCGCGCATCACGACCCAACACTCTGAATTGTCGTCGACCGCGAGCGATTTGAAATACTGCGCGCCACCATCGTACGTCTGCCCATACGCCGTCGCGCAGTCAAATACCAGCGCCCAGCTCACGCTGGCGGCCAGGACGTTGGAACAATGGTAGATTCCACTCGTCGCGTACGAACTCGCGATCACCGCCGCGAACGCCTGCCCGTCCGGGCCCATACCCAGCGCATATACCTCAGAGCTGGCCGGGAGCCCGGTCGTAATATCCTCCCAATCCGGCGACGCATCCGTCCAATTGAACGTCCGTCCGAGCTGCTCACCGCACGCCACGACGACGAAATCCCACGTCACAACCGGCGTTGGCCCCGGATCGATTGGCGTTGGTGGGGAGGGCGGAGCGGGCGGGCTTGGCGGCTCCGGCGGTGGATCGCCGATGATGGCACCGACCTCGAATGTCTCCCGCTCGCACTCCATCGATGCCAGCAGCACGCCGGCCTCGGCGTCGTGCCGGTAACTGATCGTGCGCGGGATCAGGTGGCGCGTCCAGTCGATGCCGCGCTCAGTATCGGCCTCCTCTACGTCGAGAGTCGCGTGCTGCAGCGGACAGATGTCGAAGGCCCGGTTGTTGGCGGCCAGGTTCGCCCGCACCACTGGGTACTCGTTGCGCATGCGCGCCAGGATCAGGCCGGCCAATGTATTGGCTTCAGTCTGGTCGGTCAGCGCCAGATAGTCCTGTGTGTAGATGCCGCCATAGCGCCCGAATACGTGCCCAGGCGCCAGGCTGAACAGCGGCGTCGCCGTCCCCGCGCTGTAGGCTACCCCGCTCACGTCCACCATCCCCGTCTCTGGCACGGACTGCCGTTCGATCACGAGCTCGTCCATCCAATCCGCCTCGGTCAACGTCATCACCACCGGGATGGAGCCGCGCGAGGCTGATGGCGTGTACTGCGTGTCGATCTCGGCGAACAGCCGCCCGTAGCGGTCGCAGCAGGGCCGCGCCAGGATGGCCTTCTGCGTGGTCTCCAGCATCTGATCCCAGAGCGAGCCCACGGGCGCCTCAAACGTCGCGAGCTCCCGATCGTCGCCGGTCAGCGTAACATCCATCACCACGGTTGCCGTCGTGCGCCAGTGCAGGAAATGCCACAGGCCCCGATCGACGGTCAGGTCCTCCATCTGCGTCCAGGCCGTGGGTGTGCCGTCATAGTCCTCGAGCCCGCAGGGGAAGCCGGTCATCTTGTCGAGCCACCACTGTGGCCCCTGCACGGTAAAGCGCACGTTACCCTGCTCGGGGTCCCAGGTGATGGTATCGCCTGCCACCCAGCCCACGGCAATGATGTTCTCGCGGCCACTCACCGGGCCGATAGACGCCTCCGTGCCGGCGTAGACGTCCCGCGCGAACAGGGCGACCAGGGCGTGGTCGTGGATGTCCGCGAGCGTCGCGTCGTCCCAGGCCGTGATAGTGAACGACCAGCCGCCGGTGCCCCACGAGCCCGAGCATTGCTCCAACTGAAACACGGTCGCCGGCGGGCTGGCCGTGGTGTAGACGAACACGTAGCGATAGCCGGTCGTAGTCTTGCCGTTGTCCGCCGTCACGGTGCACTGCACGCGGTACGTGCCGGCGGCATTATAGGTAATGGTCGGCGCGTCCGTATTCATATCGGCTGTCGCGCTCGCGCCCGTCGCGGTCCAACTATATGCGGTGATCGTTGAGCCGGGCACCCAGGAATCGCTCGCGTCAAACTCGACATCCACCGTCGACCCCGTGAGCCACACGACTGTAGCCGCCGGTCCCAGCACGGGCACGGGATCGCAATCCTCGTGCTGATCGGTATAGGCCTCGTCGTAATCCATGTAGACCGTGCCGCCGGACGTGATGCGCAGGTGTCGTGGCCACAGCGCGAACTCATCGACGACGGTGAGGTAGTCATCATCGGTCCAATCGATGTCACTGGTCTCGCCGATCTTCAACGTGCCACTGGTTCCCGTGGGTGTGACCCGCAGGCGCGCGATGCCTCTGTCGTGCGCCCCGGCCGTAGAGCCTACGTAGACCGTCATGTCGGGCAGCGCGTTCGCATATCCGGCCGATCCACCATCGAAGGCCACGCCGGCCACGCGATCATCCGACGACGTGGCGCCGTTCACTCGCGCCGTAAAGACAACGGTCGGGACATGGACGGCCAGGTAGAGCCTGCACGTCTGGCCGTCGGTGCGCAGTGCGGTCAGTTCGTCGGCGGTCAGTGCGCGTGCCATAGCGATTCCACCTCAATACCCCGCCCTACCGTGCGCCACCTGCGCGCGGTCTCATAGTCCACCTCGAAATGAATGCCGTTGCGCAACATCCAGCGCTGGCCGCCATCAGCGATGCCGCCGCAATCGACGGCCAGGAACAGCTCCCATGCGCCCGTTCCCACCGGCCTGATCCAGTACTCATCACCGATGTTGGCGGCGTAGGGGACCGCAACGAATCCGTCGTACTGTCGCAAGTCGCGCGGGATCTGGCCCCGGCGTTGGCGGTAGGCGATGACCCGTTGCATGACACCCGACGCATACTGGCTCGCGATGCCCACGTCTGGAGGCGAGGCCGGAACGAGCGGACCCTCCAGTAATATTGCCAGCAGGATCGCGACCAACCGCATACTCACGGCGTATACACCACGCAATTCCTGAACTCGATCACGAAGTCCTTGCGCCAACCCCACTCGCGCTCCTCCTCCTCAGGCCAGATCATCACGGTGGTGTAGTATTTGTACTCGTCGCTGTTGTCGTTCCTGCGCGTGCGGATGAATACCGCGGCGCTGGCTCCCGAGCAGAACGCCTTGAGCTGATCGCGCTGGGTGCGCTCCAGGCCATCATTCCAGCGCCAGAACCCCCGCGCGTAGCCCAGGCCGCGCACCGTGCTGTCGCCCAGGTTGACCCGCCGGGAATAATCGACGAAATCCCCCTTCGGGGCGGGCACGGGCACGGTCAGGCTGCCCAGGTTTTTCATGCCGACGTAGGTCGTCCCGATCTCGTAGTAGTGCGCCATTAGCCTGCTCCCGCCAGTATCATGTTGAATTGGCGCGCCATATCCGCCCGGTTCTCATCCCGAATGCGCGCGCGTTCCTCGTTGGTCAGTGAGCCGTAGAAGCGGAACTCGCGCCGGTCCTGATAGACGATCTGCCCCGAACTGCGCCCGCCCCCACCGGCCAGCATCCCCCGTATCGCCTGCTGGTCCAGACTGCCGCGCGCCATCGTCTCGGCCGCCCGTGTCGTGTCGGCGTTCAGCACGAACTCGCGCCCGACTTCGCCCAGGCGGTAGATGCCGCTGGTGGCGTATCCGCCCGTGGCCATGCCGGGAACGCTGGGCCAGTGCGTGCCGTTGAGCCGGTCGATCCACTCGATCAACCGCTTCGTGACGTTGATGGTGTTGAGCTCCGCATACTGCACGGCCCAGTAGCTCGTCAGCATCGTGGCGTCGATGCCGTGGATGCGGCGCGCCATCTCCTCCTCCAGCGAGCCCAGGTGCTCCTTGGTGTTGGTATCGACCGCCGTCAGCTCCTCGTCCTTGCGCTGCAGCAGGAGGTCTTTCTGGTCTGTCAGTGCCGTGTCCAATTCGGCGAGCGTCTGCTGCTGGTGGGACAGTTCGCGCTCGCGCCGGCGCTGGAAATCTTCTTCGGCGTCGGCCCGGCGCTGCTCGAAATCCGCCAGGCGGCGGTCGCGGGCGGCGGCGAACTGCATGTCCATCTCGGCCATCTGCCGCGCGAAATCCTCACTGCGCCGCGAGGCCTGGACCTGGTAATCCTCTTCCGCGCGTTGCCGGTTCACCTCGTAGCTGCGGCGCTCGCGTACCAGCCCCAGCGCATCCCGCCTGGCGATCAGGTCGTATTGCCGCGCCTCTGAGTCCTCGCGCATGCGTCGCATCTCGCGCTGGTGGTCCTCCTCCGCGCGCTGGACCTCAACCCCGAAGGCGGCGGCTCGCTCGGCGCGTTGGCGGTAATAGTCCTCCTCGATCTGGCGTTCCGAGGCGATGAAGTCGCGCATGGTGCGCTGCCAGGTATAGGCGAAATCGGCGGCGGCCTCGGCCTGCTGTTGCGCGAATGCCTCGACGGCATCCGTGCGGCGCTGGCCATATTCGGCCTCCGTCTGCACGATCTGCGCATCGTACTCCTCGACGATGGCCACGCGCTCCTTGGCGGCGTCGCGTTCGACGTCGCGGACCTCCATCAGGTACTCGCGGAACGCGGTGACCATGTCCTCAGTGGGGCCTCCGGCTGCCGCTGCACCGGGCGCGCTCGTGCCTGGTCCGCCGAAGCCACCGCCGCTGACCGGCTGCGATGCTCCCGAGATTAACTCCGGGAATAGCCGGTGCCCGATGGCCTGCAGGTTCTCGTCATACTTCCGCACCAATTCATCTGTGAACGCCTTCAAGCCCTCCTGGCTACTGGTGCGCAGGGCCTCAGCGCCGTCGATCAACTTCTGGCCGGCCTCTTCCAGCAAGTTCCCGCCGGCGCGTGCTGGCAGGATCGAGCCGATGAACTGCACGAAGCGCCCAATAGTCTCCCGGAGGGCGGCCACAGCATCGACGGCGCCCTTTACCCACAGCCCTGCCGCCAAGTTCATGGAAGTGAACACCTTGAGCACCGTGTCGGCTGCCACCAGCAAGGCCTGCTTGAGGGTTTCCCAGGCATCGGCCACCTGGAACTTGGAGAGCTGTTCGTTGCCCGTCGCCTGACCGATCCCGCGTGCGGCCACGCCACCCAGCGCCACACCGCCACCTATCGCCAGGCCGGCGAGTCCCAGTTTCCCCAGCGCCGGCGCGATGGATAGCGCCTTGATCGTCTGCAACGACTTGATAACCGAGCTAAGGAACAGCAACAATGGCGCCCCAACCGCTGCCACCGAAGCCAAGCCGGCGCCGAACGTCAGGAGTTCCGGGTTGGTCTCCCGCAAGCGCGCCAGGAAATCGGCCAGGTTGCGCAGGATCGGTTGCAACTCTTGCAGCAGGGGCGTGAAGGCCGTCGCCAGCGTGAGCTTGAGCTCGTTGCGCACGGCCACCCAGGCATCGGCCATCGCCAGCGCACCGGCCTCAGTGGCGCCCAGCCGCGTCAGGATGTAGTCGAGTTGTTGGCCCACGTCTTGGTACTGCCTCTGTGCCTCCTGGATCAGGTTGGGATCGACGTTGAACAGGAATTGCAGTGAGCGCGTTTGACCCGCGAGGTACTCCTGGATGGCCCGCACTGCGTCGACGGTGCCTTTCAGTGGGTTGGTGCTGGCCAACAGGGCCGCGCGCTTCACCCAGGTGTCGAGTTGATCCGCGCCGTCTTTCAGGACCGGGATCAGCGCGCGCCCGAGCTGCCAGACTTCGGTGACTTCGATGCCGAACTTGTTGGCCTGGTCGGTCAGGCTGACCATGAGGCGGTCCGCCTTGCCGTAATCACCCAGAAGCTGCGAGAACTGCACGCGATAGTTACGCAGGTCGCGCGCGCTCATCAGGCCAAACCCGGTAACGGCGCCGGCAGCGGCGCTCAGCAGCGTGAGCTCGCGCCTGAGCGACAGAATGGTCGACTGCACACCCGCAAATGACCGGCTCATATCCTGGCCGACGCGGCGCATGGTGTTGGCCGCGTTCTGGGCCTGGCTGGTGTCGATGACGACGGCGCCGCGTGCCGTGCCCAGGTTCTGCCCGCCTGCGACTCCGAACACTCCTCCGAATACCGGCATAGGCTACCCCTTCCTGGCCTTGAACACCTTCACACCGCGCCCCGCCATGGCCTTGTACGCGGTCTCGGCGTCAACCGTGCCAGACGCGCTGCCGGGGCGCGGCAGATGGAACTCCGGATCGAGCAGTTGCGTGATCGTATACTTCGGCTCAGTGCGCTTATGCTGGCCCACGCCCACCTCCCGCGTTTCGTGCAGCGCGTTCTCTATGACCATCCCGACGAACGTCACGGCGCTGTCAAACTGATACGCCGCCCAGCGATCCTCGATGCAGACGATGTCACTCGGCCGGCTGCTGGTCGCCTTCGCCAGTTGGTACAGGTCCCACGCCCGCCGCCTGTTTCTCACAAAACGTGGCGAGTACCCGAGCTGGCTGGATCGCCAACTGGAATACCCACCCCTTGTCCTCCAGGCCCAGGTCTGACGGCGAAATCTCGTCGTCCGCCTCAGGATCATCGACCACGCGCGGCTCCAGGAAGGCGGCGCGGGCAACGACGTCGAACAGGTCCATCATGCGCATCGCCAGCGCCGGCTCGCTCTCCACCTTGTCGCCGTCGAGCTCCGTTTCCTTCCACAACACGCTAGCCGCGATCGGCGTCAGCAGGTCTGGTATCTCACCGCGCGAGATCATCACCTCCAGCGCCACCGGCCGGATCACCGCGACGTTGCCCGAGGGGAGGGTTAGTGCATAACCCTCCTCACGGGGCTTGCGCCATTGTTTGCCTGATGTTGGTTTCAATCGTGGCATGGCCTAGCTCTCGATGTACGCGGGCGGGATGGCGACGTCTTGCGCGGTGGCGTTCTCGATGATGTTGATGCAGTCGTACGTCGCATCGTTGACCGCCTGCACCGTGACCTCGGGGATGGTGTACTGCCCGTACTCCGCCGTGACGATGGTGAAATCAGACATCACCTTGCACTTGGGAATAAACACGTGGCAATCGCCCGCGCCCACGGTCGCCTTCATCTTGCCGCATACCCCGAAGTAGGGCATGGCATCGCCGCCGCCGATCTGCAGGTGATCGTAGGTCGAGCCCGATGGCACGGACGCGATCCCCAGCAGGACCTCCAGCGCCGCGATGCTCAGCGAACCGAAGCGCAGTGTGAGCTGTGCGCCGATGACGCTGGACGCGGTATCGGTGATCTGGTCGTCGCCCTCGAGCTGCGCGCTGACGACCTGCATGTCCACGCGCATTGCCTGCACGCTGGGCACGTCCACCTCGGTGCCGTAGTCATTCGTGGCATTGTAGGCCGCGACCTTGACATCGTTCAGGCCGAACTGTGGTGCTCCATAACTGTCGAATCCCATCTGAAACCTCCTAGACTGATCGTCCTCTGTATACCTGGTACTGGGACCGTTCCACGCTGGCGTCCAGCTCTATGTCCCGTTGGTCGCGCACGTCTCCGGCCCAGTACACGGCGAACGTGCCTGTCAACTGTTGCGCGTGCAGCAGCGCGTACACCCGCTCTCGCATCGTCTCGATGTGCGCATAGCCCGTGTCCTCGTAGAACCACACTTCCAGCATCTCCACAAGGCTGCTGTATTGCCCGGCATCGTCCTGGAGGACGTGGTCGGGCGTGCTGCTGCGCAGTTTGAGCAGCACACAGGGCTTGACGAGGCCATTCGCATCGAAGGCCGCGGGCGTGAGCGTGCGGCTCAGGCCCAGCCGGCCCGTCTCGTCGAAGTCCCACACCCCGCCGGTCGCGATTGCCAACAGGGTGGCATCCGCTTCGAGTATGGCCTTGGCTGCCGATAGTGTGCTCATGCCAGCATCCTCACCACGTCCGCCCAGATCCGCGGCGCGAACTCGTCGAGCGCCGGCGCGATGACCGCGTAGCGCCCCGCGTTGCATAGCTCCAGGAAGATGCCGTAGTAGACTCCGTGTGCCATAATCAGTGCCACCGCCTCGTTGGCGACCTCCTCGATCTCCGTGTGCAGCGTCTGCCGTGCGTTGCCCGTCCTGTCCGTCCAGGGCGCGTTTGCCTTCATCCAGTTCTCGATCTGTGGCGCCCAGCGTTGCACGATGGCGACCACGCCCTGATGTACGGCGCGCGTGTATTCGGCGGCCAACTCCTCGAACACGACGGAGGGCGGGCGCTCCCACACGAAGCCCGAACGATCTACCGGCATTGCTACGACCTCACCATGGCGTATGCCTGCAACTGGTCCACCATCCCCGCCGAAACCACGACGACCTCATAGGCCACCCCTGCTGCGACGAAGCGGTCGCCCCGTTGCAGATCGGTGTCGGCGAGCGTCGGGTGGCCGCGATAGCCCAGGATCAGCACGTCGGCCTGGACCATCACGCCCGCCTCAGTCTGCACCTGCCGCCCACGCCCGCCCAGGTCCTCGATGCGCACGGTCTGGGCGCTCAGCGTCGAGCCGCCGCGTAGCACGGTGATGGACGTCGACTTGTCAGCGATCAGTCGCGCGGTATCCGTCCCTGGGTCTACGTCGTCCGACCAGGCCGAGAGCGGGAAGCTGTTGCCGGCCCACGCATCGATATCAGGCACTGGGCACATCCTTGTCCCGTGGCGGGATCTCCAGCGCGCCGATGATGCGCAGTTGGTTGGCGGCGCTGCGCGCCTCACCCTTCCAGAACTCCATCGAGTCGCGCAGGTTCTCGCGCATCTGGTTGCGTTCCACCCGCGTCATGCCGGCGGTGTAATTGTGGAACTTATTGGCCTGGGCCAGCAGTTGGCGGTAGCCGTAGAACACGGCCAGGTTGTAGTCACTGCCGGCGCGTTCATACAGCCGGTCCAACTCGTCGTTGGTGAACACGGCCTCGTCGCTGCCGATGCCCAGGTCGCCCTGGATGTCTGCCCGTTGCGTCGCTGTCAGTGCCATCAGATGTGCTCCTCGATCAGCGCGATCAGTGCATCCGCCGCGTCGTCCCAGGTCTGGTGCGCGCGCAGCCATTTGGCTGCACGTTGGCCCTGTTCCGCCGCCTCCTCGGGATGCTCGTAACACCAGCGCATGCGCTCGGAGAGTTCCGGGATGTCCACCTTGGCCCATTGCCCGGCAATGTTCATGGTGTTGCCGCCGGGTATCTGGGACCGCCGGTGTTTCTCGACGACCAGGGCCCAGTCGTCTGTCTGTCCATCATCCATGCCGCTGTAGCGCATGGTGATGACGGGCAAACCCATCATGGCCGCCTCGCGGTGTGGCATGCCCCAGCCCTCGGAGCGCGAGGGGATGGCCATGCAGTCCGCCGCTGCATACACGTCCGCCATGTGGTCCACGTCGGCGCACCAGTATTCGATGCGCGGATCGCGTCCCTCTGCGCCCGAGATCCGGTCGATGATGTTGTTGGAATGCGGTCTGGTCTTGATCAGCAGCCGCACATCGGGCGTCTGGTCCGGCGCACCGAAAGCTGCATAGAACGCGCTGTAGACCTCCACCCAACCTTTGCGGGCGCCGCGATCTCCCAGGGCGAGGAACGTGTAGGGGCGTCCACAGCGGTCGCTGTAGTCGCGCCGTACCAGCGGAAACTCATCCGGGCACGTGCCACCAGGTGAGACGTCCACCGGCGCCGTGACCCCGCTATCCACGAACGCCTTGCGGTTGTGCTCGCAGGGCACGATGACCCGCGCCGCATGGGCATTGATGTGCGGCGCCCACCCTGTGGGCAGCCGGGTGCCCTCCGTCATGGTCAGGTTCCATTGCCGGCCCGGCAGCGGGTACAGCATGTAGGGCGGCGTGCAGGTGATCGTCAGCCGGGAGTAGTCGATACCGGCCATGCGTTGCATCCAACCGGCCAGGCGTACCTGGTCGGTCAGGTAGGGGCGCACGTCCACACCTCTCCGGTTCAACGCCCGGATCAGGTGCTTACTGTAGCGCCCGTACCCATCGTATTTATCGTAGTTGTACGCGATCCAGTTGATGCGCAGCATGGCCGGTAAGTTCCTCCTTCTCTGATTGGTCGATCGTCAGGGCTGACTANNCCACGGCCCCGTTCGTGCGGTCCATCCCGACGCCCACGCCGAACTCCATCTCGACGTCGAGCTGCTTCACCGGGTAGTCATCATCCGGCGTGGTCTCTGGCACGACGTAGGCACCGAAGCCCACCTCGGGATGTACGCGCACGGCCAGCGGATTGTTGGTCGCGAGCTGTCCGTAGCTCTTGACCATCCCGGCGTATGTCGTCGGGATGCGGGCCGAGAAGCGGACCTCCACCAGGCCATACGAGCCCTGGTAGTAGCCCAGCAGCCCGAACGGTCGCTGGCCCACGGCGAAGAACTGGTTGCCCGAAGTCGCGCCGGCCCGGTCGACCATCTGGACGACCGGATCGACGACCTCGACGAAGGCCGTCAGCGCCATGTAGCTGGCCACGTCAGAGCGGCTCACCAGCGCCGTGTAGGGCGGGTTGTGGCCGTGTTCCTGCAGCGTCTCGGCGAGCTGATCCAGCGCGTCACCG